GAGATATTCATGGCATAGGCAGCGACTTGAATCAGATTGCCTATCTGAGCAAGGGCGCCAGCTTGATTGTTGGTAAAAACAGCGGTCCATTTAGCTATTGTCAGTACCGAGAAAATTTAAATCGCGACGACGTTACCTTCTATTCTTTTAATCGCACCCTGACCGATTGCTTGACTGCCGGTCTGGAATTTCCAGCCCGCTTCAAGTTCAGTGATCAGTCTCAGGTAGATCTGATATGCAGCATGCTACATCGCCATCATCTAAGTGCCGACCCAGGTTATACAACAGGAATCCAACACATCTACGTATGAAAACTACCTTTATAATTACCAGCGCAATTCATACCGGAGCAGGAATTTTCCCTCCGGAAATTCGAGTAATGCAGACCCTGTCTACCATTGACTCCATTCGCCGATTCTTTCCTGATGCCATTACCATCATTGTTGAAGGCGGCACTCATGTGGATGACTCTCCGGCCTTTCAGGCCTTGAAGCAGCGCAGCAATGCCTTTATTGACATGACCAAGGATGAACAGATTCTATATCTGCATGAGATCATGAATGGCAATCCCAACCGGACCGAGATGGGTGGTACCAATGGTGTGGCCAAGACCATTGCCGAACTGACGCTGACTCAATCGGTGTTGAATGGTCTGCTATCCCACCCAGAGTTGGAGATTGCCCGCAACACCGATCGTATATTCAAAATCAGTGGACGCTATCAGCTGAGTCCACTGTTTGATCCAGCCGAACACTATCATCACGATCATTGGGTGTTCCGTCAGCGCGATCCTACCTGGAATACCGAGGGTGGCATTCCATATTTCTATTCCAGTCGATTATGGAGCGTGTGTCCAACTCTGCTGGAGACGACCAGGGATAAATACAACGCCATGCTAGAAGATGTTCATGCCATTGCCGATGAAGGCAAGTATATAGACCTTGAGCATCTGCTATACAAACACATTGGACCCGACAAGACCGTTGAGTTGAAGAATACACATCTTTATGGCGCAATTGGTCCCAACAGTTTAATGATTTACGATTGAGGAAATTATGGAAAAAGAAAATGTAATACTTGGTACTGCCTGGGGTTATAAAGCAGATCAGATCAAAGTTTTTGTCGAGAGCTGGAAGAAGTATTGTTCTGATGTCCGACTTATCCTGCTGGTTGAGCCCGATGTATCCGAAGAAAAATTTAACTACTTGATTGACAGCGGTGTTGATCTTAGATTCTTTACAGCCGGTTATTTCATACCTTCAGCAATTCACAACACACGTTATTTTAAATATCTCGACATCCTCATGGAACATCGGGGTCACTTTAACAAGGTCTTTTTGACCGACATACGTGATGTGGCTCTGCAGGGCAATATCTTTGACGAGATTGCCGACGGTGAACTACACTGCTTCATGGAAGATCCAGACTGGACCTGCGATGAACGATTCAATAAATCTATTCTGACCAATAACTATGGTGCAGCAGTTGCCGCTGAATTCAAAGACAAGCGCATCATCTGTTCGGGCACCACTCTGGGAACAGCGCAGTCTATTCAGGACTACATTGTTGCTCTAATGAACGAGCGTAGTCTGGAAAAGATGATGCAGGTCGGCGGCATTCCCGACGAGCAGGCTCCGCACAACTACCTGTTCCACAAAGATAAATTACCGCACACCAAGCAGGAAAATGCCGACGGCGTTGCCACAATTTGTCTAACCCATCCCGACCAAATCAAGATTCTTCCCGATGGTCGCGTAAGCGTCTATGGTAAGACTCCGGCCGTTATACATCAATGGGATCGTCATCCAAACCTGATTGAACATTATAACAAACTTTATTTGTAAAGGATAACAACAATGTCTTTCGACTTCGAACTAACCGCAGACAAGGTGCGTGAGTGCAGCCCACGTCACAAAAACCCCGCCGAGCTGGCAGCAGCTCTGGAAGCCGTATTGCCACGCTATGAGATTACCACTCCGGAGCGCGTGGCAGCTTTTCTAGCACAATGTGGTCATGAGAGTGCAGACTTTACTGTGCTGCAGGAAAATTTAAACTACTCAGCCAAGGGTCTAGCAGCAACCTGGCCTAAACGTTTTGCATCAGAAGCAGCGGCCGCGCCCTATAATCGCAATCCCGAAGCCATAGCCAACAAGGTATATTCGGATCGCATGGGCAATGGTCCTGAGGCCAGCGGCGATGGTTGGAAGTATCGCGGCCGTGGTGCCATTCAGCTTACCGGGCATGACAACTATGCAGCCTTCCAGGCTGACCTGGGATTTGATACCATGGAAGATGCCATACTTTATCTGGAGAGTCTGGAGGGTGCCATTGAAAGCGCAGCCTGGTTCTGGTGGAAAAACAATTTAAACCAGTGGGCCGACAAACAGGACATGACCACATTGACCAAGAAAATCAATGGCGGTACGCTGGGTTTGAAGGAACGCACCGATCACTTTAATCATAACATTCATGTATTGAGTTCTTAATATGTACACAAAACACCAAGCAGCACAACTTAGATATCGTTTTCCAGACTGTGACACCATTGAACACAACTGGAGTCAGGCGGGTCAGGATATTTTCGTATTGAGTATGTTTAATGGTATGCGCGAAGGCACTTATCTTGAGATTGGTAGCTGCTTTGGTGAGGACCTGAACAATACCTGTATCTTGGAACGCAATTTTGGTTGGCGAGGTACAGGTATTGATATTGACAGAGAGTTTGTTGCCGACTATAATGCCAATAGAACCAATAAAGCAGTGCTGGGCGATGCCCTGCAGGCCGACTATGTCAAGATGTTGAGGGACGCAGGCATCGAATCCACAGACATCGATTATCTAAGCTGTGATTGTGAGCCGCCTACGGTAACCTTTGCTGCTCTGCAACGAGTCATTGGTCAGGGACTGCGATTTGGTATCATTACCTTTGAACATGACTGCTATGCTCATGGACCAGAGATCCGAGATGCCAGTCGTGAGTATTTACGTGCACAGGGATATGAACTGGTGGTAGCCAACATCAGTGCATCTCCCAATCTGGACAATCAGAATTTTGAAGACTGGTGGGTTCATCCTGAATTGGTTGATCCTTCATTTATTGAATTATTTAAAGCAGACGGCGATGACATTAAACCCTGGCGGCAATACATTATCCCCTACATTTAATCACGTAGGTTTTGGTTTAGGGAAAAGACGATTACCAGTAATTGAACAGTATACTGCTCCCGACGGTGTGCGTTTCTACAACACACCCACGGGAGAGAAGTATCCCAGTGTAACCACCGTGCTCAGCATTCTGGGTCGGGAAAACATAGCAAAATGGCGCGAGCGTGTTGGTGCTGAAAACGCCAACACCATTGCTCGAGTGGCTGCTAGTCGTGGTACCGGTGTACACAATCGCATCGAAGCCTATCTAAACAACTCCCCCACGGCAGTGCCGGCACGGGGCAAGATCGGCGACTACAGTCCCCTGGTGCAGGAAATGTTTGGCAGTATTCGACCTGAGTTAAATCGAATCAACAACATACATTGTCAGGAGACTCGTATGTTTAGCCATCATCTGCGCATGGCCGGTACAGTGGACTGCATTGGTGAGTACGATGGCAGACTGAGTGTCATTGACTTCAAGACGTCAACCAAGCCTAAACGAGAAGAATGGATTCACAGTTACTTCATGCAGTGCGCAGCCTATGCCATCATGTATGAAGAAATAACCTTCATCCCCATTACTCAGCTGGTGGTTCTGGTGGCGGTAGAAGAAGACTGCACCGTGCAGGTATTTAAACAACATAGAGATGTCTGGGCCAAGCCTCTGTTAAAAGTACGTGAACAGTACGAAATGGAGAATAAGTCATTGACAGAAGCCACGACCTAATATACAATGGTGTGTGGCCAGTTAAGAAGGGTTATATGATTAAAGAATACGACGTATTAAATAGGCAGTTAAATTTGTCTGACTATATCAGAGTATATGACAACGCATTGACTGCGGATCAATGTCAGTCATTGATCAACAGCTTTGATGCAGCCACGGAGCAGCAGTATCGTCAGGAGAACGAATATCATCACTGCACCGAGATCAATGTAAGCAAGAATGACTGGGACATTGCCGATGTCTTTGACAGTGTGCTGGCTCATAAAGATCGTTACTGGGAAGATTGCTACATTGGAGTGGATCAGATTCCTGCACATGACTTTGAAGAATTTAGAATGCGCTGCTATCATCAGGTCAGTGGCGATCGTCATGTTCCACACTGCGATGTCATGAGTCAGGTATCAGCCAAGCGTTTCCTGGGCTGTATCTGGAATCTCAATGATGTAGAAGAGGGCGGCGAGCTGGTATTTTATCGGGCAGAGAAACGCATAGAGATTCGTCCCCGAGCCGGTCAGCTGATCATGTTCCCCACCAATTGGATGATGTTGCGAGCCGAGTTGCCCACCAAAAGCAGCGACCGCTATTCTCTGCAGACCTTTTATCACTATAAAGAGCCCAAGAAAGATGATTGATTGTTTAATTGTAGGCGACAGCATAGCCTATGGCGTCAGTAACATACGTCATGAATGCGTGGCCCAGGTAAAGAGTGGTATCAATAGTCATGATTGGAATCGCAAATTTTCCATCATTCCTGCCCGTACCACCATCATTAGTTTGGGTACCAATGACTTTGCCGGCCTTAACACCGAAGCCGAGTTGATTAAACTGCGGGAAAAGATTGCGAAAGGTACCCGAGTATACTGGATTGTTCCTCCTATCAAGCCCATGAAGCAGGCCATTGTACGTGAAGTGGCTCGTGAATATGACGATACAATTATACTGATATCGGAGAGAATGCTATCGACAGATCGCATACATCCAACATACAATGGCTATCGTGAACTAGCAGACATGGCTAAATAAAGTAATTGTTGTAATCCCTTCAAAGCGAAGGACTTCTGGACGGCGGTTCGATTCCGCCCAGCTCCACCATAAGCACAGATAGACGGTATGTTGGCTTCAGATCGCAACTAGCGAACATACGCGAGACAGGCTCACATGACGAGCTTCTGTGTTTATGATGGGGCTGACTAGGTTTCGACAGGGGTAGATAGTAGAGACGGCAACACGGTAGGCGATGACCGTAAATCAAGCAAATAAACTAAATGCAAATGACGAAAGTTACGCATTAGCAGCCTAATCGCTGCTTAGGGTTTCGGTAGGTTTCCTCGTAACAGAATAACCTACCATTTTACTAACTAGGAGATCATCATGAGATCAATTTTTATTGCAGCAGTAATTACAGCCATGTCTTTAAATGTTGTTGCAGCAGAACCTGCTAAGAAGGCTCCAGTAGCCACACCAGCAGTAAACAAAGCTGATGCAGGTAAACCTGCGGTAGCAAAGAAACCTGTGCCCAAGCCCAAGCGCGATCCTGTAGCAGAAAAGAAAAAGAAGGACGCAGAGAAGGCAGAAGCCAAGGCCAAAGCGGCGGAAGCCAAGAAGAAACCCGTTAAAAAGTAACCAGGAGTGTTTATGAAAAAGTATATTTTGATTTTTGCAATGATGTTGGCCGGTGCAGCAAATGCCGGTGGTTTTGGTAGTGTGGAATATAGCAGCCGTGATGGTGTAGATGGTGGAGCAGATGCTCGTGCCACCAAGGTAACCATGGGTACAGACTTAAATCAGACCTTCAAAGCTGATTTCAGTCTGCGTCAAAAGACCAACACCGACAATGATTTGAGCGACACCCGCTTGGAGGCTGGCCTTACCGCCACTGCACCAGTTGCCGGTGGATTGAGCACCTATGGCCGCATTGGCGTTGGTGAGAAGTTCAAGAGCTCCACCAATTATAGCTATTATAGCGCCGAACCAGGTGTCAAGTATGCAGTAACTCCGGCCCTGTCGGTTAAACTGGGCTATCGTTATCGCAGCGCCTTGGATGGTGGCAATGCCGATACAACTCGTGCCTGGCGCACTGGTGCTGAATATGCCTTTACCAAGAACTACTTTGTTGGTGTAGGCTACGATCAGGTACGCGGCGACAGCAACTACAATGCCATCAATGCCAGCCTTGGTTTTAAGTTCTAAAAACAATGATTTTCTGTATCAGTGATTTGTATAGATATATGGCAGGCGATTTGCTTGTATAACCTTGGAGAATACTATGTGGACAACACCAGCAGCTCAGGATATGCGTTTTGGCTTTGAAATTACCATGTATATCGCAAATCGCTGATATATAAATAATCGCATGGGGTTGGCAGATCCCAATAAAACTGCCACACACTTATCACAACACAACACAAGGAGTACTATTATGTCAAACCTGACACCCTTTGAAATTCGCCTAGAACTTTTAAAAATGGCGAAAGAGATCTTGATGGAGGATTACTATTCCAACAAAGATCGCATCCAGCAGGAATGGAACGTCAAAGTCGACGTTGCCAAGCTGAATGGGCAAGCCATTCCAGACCATCCTGCATTTCCCACTTACCCATCAGAAAACGATATCATTGCCAAGGCTCAGACCCTCAATGGTTTTGTTTCCAATACACCACCTGTAGATAAGACAAGCAAAAAGTCTACCTGATTAGGGGTAAGGCATGGCCGCAATCCTGCGGCCTTGTCCCAACTATAACCACGGAGAGAGAATAATGCTAGAGAAATTAAAATACCTAGTACCCATTGTTGGATCACTATTAGCAGTATTATTTGTGACCACAGTCACCACTTATCAATTAAACAGCTATGCCGATGAGTATAATGCCAATCCTATTACCACAGATGTTCGCATGAAAGAGCTGGACTGCCTGGCACGCAACATCTATTTTGAAAGTGCCAGCGAGCCTTTCGAAGGCAAAGTAGCCGTAGCTCAAGTAACCATGAATCGGGTTGAGAGCGGTAAATTTGCCAATTCGGTGTGCGGAGTTGTATACCAGAAGAGCGTGATCTATAGCAAGGTCATTTGCCAATTTAGCTGGTACTGCGAATCGCCAGCCACACTCAAAGTAAGAGCACCCGACCTTTATCGCGAAAGTTATGAAGTCGCTAAAAAGGTTCTCTTAGAAGGATTCAGGCTACCAGGTTTAAATAATGCCATGTATTATCATGCCGATTATATAAACCCTGGCTGGCGTAAAGAAAAGGTCGCTAAAATCGGTCGTCATATTTTTTACAGAGGATAACATGAAAGAATTCTTCGAAACAATCAGCGGTAAATTGGCTGGTGTTGGTACCGATACCCTGAATTGGATTGGTATTATTATTGGGCACAGCGTATTCATTCCCAGTGCCCTGGCAATTTTAACCGGATTGACTGATCGTACGCCGGGCCTGGACATAGTTATTCTGGTGCAGGCCGCGCTCATGCTCAGTTTTATTCGTTCGGTCATAGTCAAGGATGGCATTAGTGCTGTCCTGCATGGCCTGGGTTGGTTCAGTCAAAGTCTCTTGCTTGCCATGATTGTTTTCAAGTAAGCCATTGACATTTACCAAATTATCACATAGAATCAGATATATAAATGTAGCGTGATGTTCATGCTGTCTATATAAAAACTTGACTTGGAGAATATAAGTGTCAAAATTTAAACCGCCTCAGCGCAATCAGCAAAAGCTTAACCCGCTTTTTATCAACAAACCACAGGAACGCAAACCGGTATCCCTCTTTATTGCTACTCCCATGTTTGGTGGTCAGTGCAACTACATGTACATGATCAGCCTTATCAATCTGCTAACCAAACTAGGACAATCCGGCATTCCAGCAGCGTTTGAGATTGCTGCCAACGAGAGTTTGATTACCAAGGCTAGAAATATCCTGGTAGAAGGATTTTTAAAGAGCCAGGCCACGCATTTACTGTTCCTGGATGCTGACCTGGGTTTCCAGGCCGACGATGTTATTCGCATGATTGCTGCCGATAAAGACATCATTGGTGGACAGTATGCCAAGAAGAAAATCAACTGGGATGTTGTTAAAGGTGTGGTTGCTACCCGACCAGAGATTCCAGGTCCCATGATCAATGCCGTGGTTGCCGAGAGCACCTTCAAGCCCATTGGCGATAGCCTGACCTTTAACATCAATGAGCCAGTTGAAGTTGAATCAATTGCCACTGGTTTAATGTTGGTCAAGCGCGAAGTGTTCGAGAAGATGGCCGCGGAATTGCCTGAGATTGAAATCATCAGCGGTGGATCCGAAACCATGGACCCCAAGACCATGACTCGCATCACTGATTCACATCGCAAGGCACATGCCTATTTCGATGTCAGCATTGATCAAAAGACTCGTGCCTATACCAGCGAAGACTTTACCTTCTGTAAACGCTGGCGCAGTCTGGGTGGACAGGTATTCCTGGCACCCTGGACCAAGACTGTGCACGTTGGCACCTATGAATATGTCTGCGATCTTGGAGCCGTGGCTACCTGGGCACAGGGACCAGCACCGGCGCAGCCTGCAGCCAACACTCCCAACAAAGGCATCATCAATCCGGTGGTGAAACAGTAATGAGTGGAATCAATGATAAAATCAAGTCCCGTGAAACCATGGGACTGGTTCTTAAAGGACCCGACGGCAAGGTCAAGGTCGATAAGAAGGTTACCGAGGAAGGCGAAACTTTTAGTACAGAGTTTCTGATTACCAAAGAGTTCGCCAGTGCCAATGAGTTTAGTTCCTGGGTTGAAACCAGATACAAAGAGACTCGTATTCCTCGCATGGACATTATCATCGACTACTGTGCCGGCAAGGACATTGACATTGAAGTAGTGGCACCCCTGATTAACCGTGCTTTGAAGGAACGCATCCGCGAGGAAGCCGAAGAAGCCAACATGATGAAAAAATCTGCTCGTTTACCTCTATGATGATACCCATGACTGAATTTGAAGCCTATAAAATGTATCTGGCTTTGAGAGCTCATTTTCAAACCGATGAGTATGATGTGATTGAAAAGCAGGGCCGGATCCGCGCAAGCCAGAAAGGCTTTGTTGGATCTGGCAAGGCCTTTGGTTTTCGTAGGCTAACCAAGCTGTACAAGGATGCTGAAATCTGCGACTTCATGGTGGCCAACTTTACTGCTGGCGATCGCTGGGGCGGCGTATTTGATGCCGATGCCAGCCGTCAATATCAGAACTGGAAACGCAGAGTAGAAAGTCTGAGATATATATTCAATCAGGACCTGGATCGTCTGTACAGCATGGCGCAGGATGACAACTGTGATCTCATCGCCTTTGATACCGGACACCATCCGCTGGTCCTGCGTGCATATTTCGGTGGCCATATATGTCTGGAAACTCTGGTGATTCTCGATGCCATACTGGGCTTCAGAGAACAATTTGACCAGAGCATGAGTGAAGTTTTCATGTGGCCTGATACCAGTAGACTGATACGCAAGTATCGCCCATTTTTAAAAATCGATGCAGACACCTACAAGAAAATCTACGAAGAAAAGTTTGCCGTTAGTTGACATAGAACTCGAAGACCGGCTCAACAATCTGGAACAACATATATTCAGGATGGATCATGATATACAAAACATCATAAATTTACTGGAAGACATCAATGACAAGTTGCGCAAGACTCAGGAATTTAGTTTAAAGATTGGTCAGGCGCAAAATCGAATTCATGAATATATTTCACACTGGCCTTTTGTAAGAGTAGTTAAAAATGGGAAAGACATTTCGTAACATGCGCGACGAGAGTCGCATGCGTGGTAAAAATAAAATGGTGAATCGGGAAGAAAAAACCATTGAAAAATACAAGAAACATATATATAATAAGGCATCCCCAGTAAATGAGGATGCTGATTATGATGACGATGATGATAATTTAGATTATGAATCCAACAATACTCAGCCTATACAACGCAAATAAGGAGCAATACAAATGGCATTTCAATCACTATCCGATCTAAGAAAATCCCGCGGTGGTTTTGACACTCTAATGAAAGAGGTGGACAAAATCAGTCAACCCGCAGGTGGCGAAAAGAAAGAAGACGATCGCTTCTGGCAACCCACAGTCGA